AGACTTTAAAACACCTGATAAATCTCTTAATGCCATAAACGCATCATCACCAAGAGCAGCTCTTAATGATTCTTGTTGCTGTCTATTGCCTAGAAGAATATTTTGCCACTCAGCACCAGTATCTAATTTCATGCCTTTTTGAGCTTTAGATGGTGTTAAAGCCTTTTCCCAAGCATCTTGCATATAAGCTCTTGTAACAGCTTTCCATGCGTCAGGATTTGTGGCTTCAATCTGCTCTTTTACATATTTAATTGTTTTAGGGTCGTTTCCACTAAATACTCTTGTTGCAAATTGATTTAAGTTATCTGGGCTAATCTGTGTAAGACTTGTTCCAGTTTTTCTAGTTGTAAACTCCTCTAAAGGTTTAGATGCTTCAGCAAAAGCCTTATTAGCTTCTAAATATTTAGGATTATTTGCGCCCATCTGGTCTACAAGACTTTGTTGAATATTAGTTAGCTTTCTTTGAATGTTTTTATCCAAAGACTTAACAGCATCTTCATTAAACATGGAATCAATCTCAAACTTAGCATTTTGTAAGTTTTCTAATCTATCCTCTAAAACACCATTTTTAATAGTATCAATTCTTGTAGTAATTTCAGCATCATTTAACCCAGACTCTTTTAATGTCTTAGTTAAATCTTTTACTTCAGCAGTAGACAAGTCTTGTGGCTGAACTTTATAAAGGTAGCTTTTCATTCTTGACAATGCTTTAGCTTGACTACCAGTAGCAGGAACAGACTTTAATTGACTATTAATAGTATTAACTACACTTTTAACATCTACTGGTTGAGCTTCTGCATAAGACTCTTTATACAATGGTTCTGAAACCATTTCTCTAGCATCTTTAAGTTGTTGCTCTCTTGACTTTAAAGCATCAAAACCCAATTTACCAGCTTGAGTTTGCTCTCCAACTTTAGAAATATCACCTAAGAATTTTTCTACTGCTGGTTGAATTTGCTCACCCTCTCTGAACTCATAGAACTGTTGCATCTTCTTAGAGCTTGCAGGAATATTACCCAACACCTTTTGTTGAGCCATCAAGCTATTAAGTTGAGTAACTTCAGCAGGAGTTAAATCAATTCCATAATACTTTGCTCTTAATTGCAAATCTTTTATTGCAGCAGCATCTAACTGACCAATATCTCTAACAGTTTTTCTTTCTCTTAATGCCTTAACTGCGTATGGTACAGCTTCAGCAGCGCCAGCAGTAACAGCAGAAATACCAACTTGTAATGGGTCTACAGCAGTTCCAGTTAATTGTTCTGCAACTTTTTGGCGAAGATAATTTGCTCCACCAGCAACAGCCATAGTTGCAGGGACTGCAACAGCAGGTATAGTAGGAGCAGTAAGAACACCAGTAGCAACCTCTGGAGCAGCTTCCAATATATCAGGAGCATAATATCCAGCAGTTTCTAATGGAGTAACAATCTCTTTGTAATACTTTCCATCATCAGCTTGATATGCAATATTTCCATCAATAACCTTATATCTGCTTGTAGGCAATCCACGCTTTTCAGCAAAATATTTAATAGCAGATGCTTTATCTATAGGAATACCACCCATAAAAGCACGACCAGCACCAGCACTTCTTGTAGGGTCACCAATAGCTTCTTGTGGCTGAGATATTGATGGAAACTGACTTATTACTACTTTTGGGCTAATAGCTAACAACTCATCAGTAACAGACCTATATCTTTCTTCTAAAGGAGCTGATACAGGCTTACTTGTACCGCCTAGCAATTCATCAGTAATGCTCATATCTATCCTTAATATAAAAGACCAAATTCTTCAGCCAATGCAGCCTTAATAGCTTCTCTATCTTTAACTGGGTCTAATTTTCTTTCTTGAATAATCTTAGACTCTCTTGCCTTCATAATTGCTGGCATACTTCCTACTGGAACTGAGTCGAATTTTAATCCATTCTTCTTAACATAAGCATATCGAGCTTCAATTAACTTACCTTGTCTAAGAACATTGTCTGTCTTAGCCATAAACTCTGTATATGAGTCTTTTTGTGGGTCTGGCATAGCAGAACGCAAACGCTTCTCCTCATCACCTGCGCCCATAGCAGCACCAGTAATCTTATTAATATAAGCGTTAAGACTTTCCATACCTGTTTGAGTAAATGCTGTGTAATCAGCAAGGCTTTGTCTTTCAGCATCTGTTAATGGTTGCTTTAGCTTTTCTTTTTCCTTAACTAAATACATTTGACCTTGGAACTGTCTTGTAAAAAACTCAGGTTTAGCCATGCTTTGAGCTTGCTGGAATCTGATGCGGTCTGTACCTGAAGAAATTAATTCTTTATCAAGAATGTTAGAGCCTTCTTTACCAACAGGCATACCAATTCCACCAGTAAGAGCTTGACCTTTATTGATTTGACCAATAATTACTTGAGTAGCTCCTTTAGGTAATAGCTCTACTTTATCTGTTCCATACATTAACTTAGCATAGTTTCCAAATTCGCCAGTTAGCTTTCCTGCATTATCAACAACAGGCTTCAGACCACCAGTTAATGACTTCTCATAAACAGTATCGCCAGCAGTTAAATACTCAGGAGCATACTTCTTAGCTTCTTCTAAATAACCAGCATTTAATAGTGTTTGTCTTAATTTATTAAGGTCTAATTGCTGAGATACTGATGGTGCAACTTCTGCACCAGTTCCTTGAACAGCATAGTTGCCAGCTCTTGATAATGACTCTAATCCTGTATCGCCTAATGCTAAATTCTCTCTCATCATTTGCTCAACATATGGACTTTGAGAAGTCATTTGTGGAGCTACAGTAGCAATAGGTGTTACAGCTTGTTGCTTAATTCTTTGAATATCTGCTTCTTGCTTTTGCTTTTGTAGAATTTGCTTTACTTGAGCGCCCTTTAGCATATCACTCAAAGCCTTATCCATTGAGCCTTGGTAGCCTTGACCAAATGCAGATAATCCAGCAGATATTTTGCTAAAGTCTGCTACTGGAGTTGTAGTAGGAGCACCAGCAGCAACAAGCCCTTGACCAAGCCCTAATAGACCTTGACTCAATGCTTGATTACGAATGTCACCTAATTGTGCATCAGAAAACAATCCTTCTAAATATGATGGAACAGCCATAATATCTCCTTAACTTACAGCAGTTGTTGGTGCACCAAATGGTCTATAACCAAGAAGTCCAGCAACTCCAAGACCTTGAACACCAAGACCCAATGCTGACATCAATGGATTTCCGTAAATTGGTTGTGATGTTGTTGTTTGAGAACCTCTAGGAGCTTGATAAACACCAGATAAGAATGTTCCAAGTCTTGATTCAGGCATATCATATTGATAGCGAGCCAATTGGTCTGCAATCTGAGCTTGTGTATAACCTTCTCTAGCAAGACCAGCCCCCAATAATTTAGATGTATCTAAGTAGTCTGCTTCAGCCAACATTGGAGCATTAAGAATAGCATTTGCTTGGCGAGTTCTTTCATCACCATAGTTCTGATAAGCTAACCTTCCACCTACATCTGCAATAGCTTGTGCATAAGCATCTGTAGCACGACCTTCTAGTTGATTTTGAGCAGCAGAGCCATAGCGACCAGCAGAAGATACTTTAGAACGAATATCCCCAATATTTTGCTGAAACTGTTGTTGAATAGGTCTTGTAGCAGACTCAAAAGCACCTGTAAAGAATGGGTTTCCAGACAAATAATCGCCAGAAATAGTTTTTCTTAACTCTGCTGTAGCAGCAGGTATTAGACTGTCCCCATATAATGCTTTGTTTTCAATTGCCTTTAATGCTGTCTCAGTAGAAGCTGATGGGCTTACATAAGTTTGAAATGGTGCAAATGGAGTCGGATTTTCATATAAGCGTTTAGCTTCTTTTAAACCAAAATCAACATAAGGTCTTATGGTTGGGTCTAGTTGATTAATCTGTGTTGATGTTTGAGCGCCTTGTTGTTGAGGGTTAAAAGCACCAGTTAAACTTCCACCAAGACCAGCACCAATAGCTGCACCTGTTGGTCCACCTAATGCAAAACCAGCAGCACCGCCTAAAATTGTGCCTAAACTACCACTAAATAATCCCATTTCTTACTCCTTTGAGCTTTCTCAAATTATATATAAATTATTACCCCACTACCACATATTTATAAGTTTTTCCACTAATAGTATTTGCAGGATGTGAAATAATGGCAGAACCGTTAGTCTGTGAGCTTACATAGACATTTCCTGATGACAATGGAGCTATGTAATTGACTGTCACAATTGCTGATGGAATAGCAGGTCTTGGAATACCAGTATTTGCTGCATAATGCTCTAGACCGACATCTGTGCTAGATGTAGTTCCTGCTACCTCTACATAATCACCAGCTTGTAGCTCTAAAAAGACATTGACTGTGCCAATTACATGGCTTGGGTCACCTGAGCTTTTGCGAGCTGGAATATCAAAGCGACTAGCAGTTCTTGGGACATCTGTGCCATTAATTCTGAACCAAACATCTGCATATTGAGCATCATTAGCACTATTCTTTAACTGTAATGAGAACTGTACATTGTAGATGCCATAGTTTCTAACATAAAGCCTAGAGCTATTAGACAGATAAACACCACTTGCTTCCTCTGTCGTGTCATATACGACTACAGCAGTAGAGCCAACACTCGGAGAAGTCTGGTCTGTATTGTTCGTAAAACAGCCATAAGGAGCTGCATCTTGCTCGGCTGAGTCAGAGCTAGGAATCACCAAAATAACTGAATCTCGGCTGATTCTGGCATCATTAATAGTAGTGCTTGTAGCCCATCCAGTTGCTAATGTGACAGTACCAGTATTATTGGTTTTGCCATCCATAATGTTATTGACAATCTCAGCGACAGCCCTTTGGTCACCGCCTTGTGGTGGAAGTCTACGGAACTGCATTATCTACCACCCTGAGAAACAATATCTACCTCTACACCAATTGCTTGTTTCCAGTTATCTCCATTAGGGTAAACCCTAATTCTGTGCCACTTACCGCTAGACCGCAAAGAAACCCTATTCTCTGCATCTGGACTTACTTGGCTACCAAAGCTAGGAACTTGGTTTAAAAGTGTCCTAGAAGCCACAGAAACAGTTGCAGAGCCTGTATCTACCTTTGGTTTGGCTAACATAACAATTGATTGGTTTCCGTTGCCTAAATCGCTTGTAGTAATGTAGCCTGTTTTTGGCTGACCTGTAAAAGTTACAATCTTTGCACCTGAAGAACCAGATAAAACAAACTTTCCACCAGCCCACAATCTATCATCAAAAGATGTAAGGATTGTATCCATTGTTCCTACTGTATCTAGTGATTCTAAAGTTCTACCAGCACTTGCTGAAGAAGCTAACCTATCTGTAGTTGTTTCTCCTTCAGACCATTTTTTAGTTTGCCAGTTATAAATTAATAACTTTTTCTTTGCAAAAATGTCTGTGTATTGCCAAATAACAACTTTTCTTACAGTATCTACAGCAGCAGACATTTCATTAAGTTTATTTTGGTCTAGATAAGTAAAGAAATGCCTATCAACTTTTTCTGCTCCAATTGGTAATACAGACTGTCCATCTGTCATGTAAAAACCATTATCTGATAAGAAGAATGTTAGATTTCCATGTTGTGCAACAGAATTAGACTCATAACATCCAATATTCTTAGAAATAGTATCAAACTGGAAAAACAATGGAGAGCCAATATAGCTCATTCTGACAATAGATTTTTCTAGTAAAACTATTCCATACTCTCCACCTGTAACGCCACGAATATCACCACCATCAGCAATAAACTGACTATCTGACTGACTAGTTGCGCTTGGAGTCCAATCTGTTTCGTCATTAATATCAGACCAATATATAGTTGATGGATTGCTAGAAGTATTAGCAGCAACTACAAAATCACGAACTACTGTGACAAATTTAGCAGTTGGAGCAGAAGCATCCAAATCATCAAATGTTGTAGAGCTACCTAAATCCCATGCTTGTAGTTTTGAATTGCCATTTGCAGCAATTAGCTTTTGACCAAATTGCACAAAATTAAATCTATCAGCAGTTGTATATCCGCCAGTTTTTGAAACATCATCTAAGCTCAAATCATTTGAGTCAAACTTAAATAGTTTTGTTGTTCCTGATGCAAATAAAGTAGTAGTTCCACCATATTTAGTAGCAAACACATTCGTTAGGCTTTCACTAGCTGATGCAGAAAAATCTACAGAATCAGGGAATGAAGCATA